ACAAACTGGTGATGTTTCCAAATCAATTTTGCATGATCATATGGAAGACGTTTTCGATCTGAAAAATAAATGGGGTCCTCCTAAAATGAAGCCAAATTGGAGAGCTTATAATGAAACTCTTCAGTATTTGATGGATCCCTCAGATACGTTTCGGTACAGTTATTTGGATCGAGCTATCGATGATTACTGTGAACCCTTAATGGACGTCTTTGATGATACTATTGTTCCCTTGACAGACAGAGAAATTCTTATGGGAAGAGAGGGATCGAAATTTATTCGCAGAGTTGACATGAGCACGAGTATGTGTTTCCCTTTATTTGGAAGAAAGGATGCCTATTTTGATCCTATTCTTGATACTTTCGGAAAGATTCTCAATTATGTTTGGCCCCAAAGTGTTATTGATGAGCGCAATCGTCTCAAAGCTTGTTGGCAAAGAGGTGAGCGTGCCTATCCGATTGTTTGTAGCTTTCTTAAGAATGAAGTGAAAGATCTTTCTTCGGACAAGGTGAGAGTCTTCCAGGGTGCAAATGTTTGTATGACTATGAATATACGAGAGTTATTTCTTCCTATTGCTTGCGAACTCCAAGAGAGAAATGAGCTATCCGAAATGGCAATTGGTGTCGATCGTATGTCTCCAGGTTGGCAGCGCTTAATGGATCATGTTCGGAAGTATGATAAAGAGCATGTTCTTGCTTGGGATTACAGCAAATATGATGCTCGGATGAATGCTCAAATGGTTGGAGCGGCTCTTCGAGTTTTGATCAAATTTGCGAAGAAATGCAATTATACAGAGGAAAATATTCGGATTATGGAGAACATGGTTTCCGATATAGTTCATCCTTTGTGCGATTACAATGGTGTACTGATGATGTTTTATGGTTCCCATCCTTCGGGGAACCCACTTACTGTTATTTTAAACAGCATTGTCAATAGTCTCTATCTTCGCATTGCATTCTTTCATATCACAGGTTTGGATACTTCTTTTAGAGAACATGTTTCTCTCCTTACTTATGGTGATGATGGAATTGCCACTGTTGAAGACTCTATTAAGAAGATTTTCAATTTCACCGCTCTTCGAAATTTTCTCCATGAGCATCGCATTAAGATTACCCTTCCAGATAAATCTGATACCGTTCGAGAAATCACGTGGTCCGAAGCAGATTTTCTCAAGTGCACAAGCGTTTATGTCCCAGAAATAGGACATGAGCTAGGGGCTTTGGAAGAAGATTCAATTTTCAAAAGGCTGTACATGAATGTTGACAGTAAGGAAGCTTCGCCCCATGAGGTTGCTGCGAATTGTGTGGCTGATTCTCTTGCAGATTGGTTCGTATATGGGGAGGCTGTGTATGAATCTAGAAGAGAGAAACTGCAAGAGGTGTGTAGAAGAGCAAAACTGGACTCAGCGGCTCTTCGCCTATCTTACCAAGATCGAGTAGATAAATGGAAAGAAAGGTATTTGTCCTAATTTATGTATTATTGTTTGTGCATGTTAAATTTCATTCATTTGTGTATTAGTGAGCATATAAAATCACTTAAACTTTTCCTGTATTTAATAGGCGTTTTGAGGAGTCGCGAAGTCTAAACCCTCATGATGAAAGTTCAGATCTAACTTTGAAAGATCTAGAGATGGATGTCTCGAAATTGTCAAACAATATGGACACAGGTACCGAACAGGCGGATACAACTAATCAGCATGAAACATTAGGTTTATCAGATGATAATGCTGGTTTCTCTTCAGGGGTCGACACTTATGTTGACCCTTTGAGACCAGATCAAGCTGATGAAGATGTTTCTTTAGCGAATTTTATGTCTCGTCCCATCATAATTGGAGAATTTGATTGGGATCCAGCTGTAGATTTGCTGGAGCGCTTCGATCCTTGGACTCTCTTTTTCACTGATAGGAGAATTTCCAATAGGATCTCCAATTACAAGTTGATTAACGCCACTTTACATGTTCGAGCACTTGTCAATGGAAATCATTTTTATTATGGTAGAGCGATGATGTCTTATTTGCCTTTGCAATTCTTTGATGAATTTGCAGCCGCATCGCAACCTGATCAAATGGAGCGTGTACAGGAGTCTCAAAGGCCCCACGTTTTTCTCAACCCAACCAATTCCACTGGTGGAGATTTAGTTTTACCTTTCTTCACTCCTAGGAATGCTTTGGATATCACTGCAGGAGATTACGCTGAAATGGGCAACATCACTATTGCCGATTTGTTTGAGCGTTTGAAGCATGTTGGAGGCTCAGTTGATCCCATATCCATCAAGATATTGGCATGGGCTGAAGATGTTGTCTTGACTGTCCCCACAACCAGTAATGCATTTGGTTTGACGAATCAGATGGCTGAATCTAGAGGTTCTGATAATGACAAACAGAGGCTTAAGGCTTCTGAAATAGCTTCTGCTGTGGCAAACGCCACTGGAAAGCTTTCTGTTATTCCTTCTATAGCACCTTTAGCTACTGCCACATCTATGATAGCCTCTGGCATGTCAAAGATGCTTGGAGTGTTTGGTTATACTCGACCTGTTTTAAATGATTTTAGTAGGTACGTTCCCTCCTTAAGAGGTAACATTGCTTCTACAGATCATCCTGATCCAGCTTATAAATTAGCTGTGGATGCAGATAACGAGTTATCCATTGATCCTAGAATATTTGGTCGTGGTACATCTGAAGATCAGCTAACGATAAAGTCTATTGCTAAGAGGTCGACTTATATTGACACAGTATCATGGGATGTTGGTGAAGTTGTAGGTAAAATTCTGTATGTTCGCAGAGTTGATCCCATTGTCCCTATTCAAGCGACAACACCAACTAGGTATGTTCTCCCTGCAATTTCTGCTGCTACTCTCCCATTCTCTTATTGGAGAGGATCCATCACGTATCGAATACAAGTGGTGTGTTCAGCATTTCACCGCGGGAGATTGAGAGTTATTTGGGAGCCTAATGGAGCCACCGAAGGTACCGAGATGAATCTTCAATACTCCCATGTCGTTGATATAACTGAAAATACTGATTTTTGTTTCACAATTGGTTGGGGTCAAGATACTGCTTATAGATCAGTTCTAGCTCCACAACAATGGAATTCTACAGCCAGTGCTTTCTCCAATCCTGATGGTGGTGAAATTGACCAGATGGGAATTTCTGCTAATAGAGCAATATCTAATGGTGCGTTCTATTTAGAAGTTT